GCTACGATAGCAGGAATAATAGCCATTGCTACAACAGCTCTACCTGCTTGCTTACCTACCATACGTACTGTAAGGTCAGTTGCAATTACAACGATTGGAAATGTAAACGCTGCTGCTGCCAGTGGAAATGATCCAAACAAAGGCAACTCTGCACCTGGAAATAGATCAAATCTAATTGTTACCAAGTAATTACTTACAGCAATTACTAGGGTGTGTAGAATCACAAGATTCCTAACAAGCGTCTTGTCTACACCTTCTAAAAGTTTTGTTAACATATATGTTCTCCTGTTATACTTTTGTTCCGACAGATCTACGCACAATATCATTGTGGTTAAATTCTGCCCAATAAAGTTCAAAGGCTACTCCATCTTCGAGACCTTCAAACTGATGGATCTTACCTGGTTTAACCTGTGTAAAATCCCCTGCTTCCAAGATAGTTTCATCTACGAGACCATCCTGGTCATCCTGCCAAACACGGACAAGCATCTTGCCCGATTCAACAAAGAATCCGTTCCATTTAAATTGGTGTTCATGTTCTGAACATTTGTATCCTGCGTTAAATTCAATACGATGAAACTCTAATACACCATTTGCATGTATTAGTTCTGTTCCACCCCATACTTTACCTGCTTTAATTCCCATAGACATCCTCCTTTATAATATTAGTCCATAATCTATTAATTCTGATTGTCGTGATATTTCTTTAATGAAATATGCACACAGTGGTTTAGGCCCGTCAGTAATTGGTACTGCTAGTAACTGTCCATTTTTTACTTTAGGAAAATACCATTTTACATCGTTGTAGAAATTAATAATTTTTATTTCTCCATAGTCAATTTTATAACTTGATAAAGGATTAAAAAGAAATGCCTCAAATCCTCTATTGTTAATACTAGTTAACGGTAGTACTTCTAAATCATTTCCACTTTGACTATCGCCTACTGCTATAGACCAATCTAACGGCATCATAATTTCTCTTCCGTTAATTTCTAAAACCATTGCTGGCGCATTAAAACTTTCTAAGAGAATTAAAGGTATAAAAAAGAAATCAGGATCTTTTGGATCACTATTATCTAGTACTGCAAACCTTATATCATCTTCAAGTTCATCGGGCAAGTTTGTTAATGGAAAACACTTATCCTCTAATGTTAATATTCTCATATATTATTCCTTTTAATTCCAGTCTACTTTTTCAATAGTGAAAGGGTATTCTGCTTCTTTGTAAAATTTCTTACGTTGAGTTAAATGCCGTTTAGCAAATTTACATGTTGATGTAAGATCCCATATTTGTACGAAGTCTTTGTCTTTTGCCTTACGGACACCTCTGCCTATACTTTGAATTACCCGAACAAAAGATTTTCCAGGTTCAAGCAGTACAAGATTAAAAATCCTAGGTATATTAAGGCCTACTGCTGCAACTCCGTAGGTTGCGATAATAACTTCATTAGTACCTTCACGTATCGTGTCATATGTCTCCTTACGGTCTTTAACTTTAACACTTCCGCTTACAAAAGTGCTATTAGGTATTAGCTCTGCTAACATTTCGCCTGCACTAATTCTATCTACTAGAATTAGAGTATTGCCTGATTGTGATACATTGTTTAACAAGCTAGCCATATATTCAACACGGTCTTTGTTTGTTACAAGATATTTTAATTCTGATTGATAATCACTATGTGCTACAGTATCAATTAACTGTACAACATTAACATGACAGTTTGATAATACACCTTTGTCTTGTAATTCTTTGGCACTAATGTTACCAATAACTGGTCCTAGACTAGCATGAATACTTTCAAACTCAAACTTCTCTTTGGGGACAGTACCAGTAAGTCCCCAACGGATTGGAGCATTACGTAGGTTACGTGTTAACAAGTTTTTAAGTACTTCTGCTTTTGCTTGGTGCACTTCGTCAATAATAACTGTGCTTACACCTTCTAAAAACTCTGCAAGACTCAATACCGCGGATCCGTCTTTTGTTTTCTTGTCAAGTATATTTAAACTTTGCCAAGTACAAATAGTATGAGTCTTACCTAGCTCTTTTCTATCTCCAAAGTACACTCCTACATCTAATCCACAGTTAACATAGTCCTCTTCAGTCTGCGTTACTAGACTCTTGTTTGGAACTACTACAAGGCTACGCCCGTATTTTTCTGTAAGTTTAGATAGAGTTGCTGTGATGATAGTCTTACCAGCACCAGTTGCAACTTCTTGTAATGATTGGGGGTTTGATAGAAAATTATTAATTACTTCAACTTGATAATCACGTAGAACAATAGGCTCACCTTCAGCAGGATGGTCTTTAGGCCATGTCTTGCTTCCCCAAAAGGTTTCAGTAATAGATTCAAAGTCTAGTTGTATTTTTTGTCTTCGATCGTCAATGTCAATTATTTGTATATTATTATTTGTAAGAACGTCTTGTACTACATTAAGATGATTAACATACCCTGTGCCTCCAATACCAAAGAAAGCTACTTTGCCGTCCCAACGTCCTAGTTTGTATTGCGGCATATAACGTGCATAAGGTACTTCAAACTTTAGTGCATTTGCAAGTTTTCTTCGTACGTCAACTTCAAGACCTTCTATCTTAATGTTTACTTCGTCTTCAATTATTAATCTACATGTTGCCATATTATAAAGTTTGTGCCTTTACACGGTGGAACGGACTAATGTCAGTATCGTAATGAATAACTAAATCTAGTGGAGTAACATAATCACTAACCTTAGAGTTCATTCTTTGACTGCCAATAGTCAAAACTGCATTAGGCTTCCATTCACTTTTAAGTAACGGTTTAGGAAACTTATTGCTATTAATATACACTACTTTTGTATTTTTGTCAAGTATATTATTTAATTTGTTTAATTTTATGTAATCGTTAAACTGTTTTCCTGCATTTTTATCATTATCCATTCTAAATAATACGCTCATATCTTGTTCAAATATAATATTAGTTAAGCCTTTATGTAGTTTTACTAAGTTATCTAATGGATTTTCGGTTGGTAATACAACAAGTATTGGGAACCTATTTAATTCTAGTAAACTTTCTAGCACCCTTTCAATTGGATATATGTTTGGTGGAACTATTACATTATATTCTTCTCTTGTTACAATCTTTTTACTTAATATAGTTAACGCATTTAAACTATCTTCTAACTCTAACTGATCGAAATGATGTAGTCCTAATTGATGTTTACGGTCATTATATATTGCTAAGGTGTCTTTGGACGGTTCACCTAGTGACGAAATCATAAAATTAATTGCTCTGTCAGATAAATTCTTTAGTTTAAAAGAATAAATGCCTGGTATGTAATCTTCTTTATTGTTGCTCATTGTTTCTACCTTTTCAAAATAAGATAACAACTCGGGTTCAATATTAAAATTATTATTCTTAAAATGTTTTATTATTTGATATGTATTTTTTTCAGTAAACGGAAAATAATGTACTTTTTGTTTACTGTCGTAAAGATGTCCAATTATTCCTGTCTTTGCTTTTTCAATCGCAGTTATAAGTCTTTTATGGAATATAAATTTTACTGCAATGTATAACTCGTTATCGTGACCGTAATTAACTAATTTAATTGTTTTTTCTCTATTGAGATGTCTTAATGGAATGCGTAAAGAATTTAACGATTTAGATAAATCGTGTTCAAACATATCACTATACGTTAAAAGTTTTGTTTTAACTAATTCGTGTTGTCTATCAGTCAATCCAATTCCTCTAACAACTTGCCTACCTATGCTTGTTAGAATATTATAATCTTCTGTTTTTACAGTAAATTGTCCGGCTGGCGCATTCTGTAAACCGACTAAAAGTTCAAGACAATCTTCAATTGTTTCTGTATTCATAATAGTATTATAACTTAAATTAACTTAGAAGTCAAGTGTTTATGCGGGATTCCTTGAAATATTTCTTCAATAGTCCATTCGGTATGTGCGTAGTCGTTAAGCCATTGTGTTCTATCTGGCGTTAAAGGTTGTTCAATATTGTGTAAAAAGTCTATGTCGTTAGCAACATTATAAGCAAGACTAGAGGGGCCAACAAAAGCTGGAATACCATTGATACACGAGTGAATCCCCGGATTAGAGCTGTAACTGATAGTAGCCCACACATTATCAAAGCCCATATCAAAGTCATCGTAAGTATTTGCAATGTGGGTTGGCTCCTGTCTTTCTACATAACGTAACCCGCGTTCTATGTGTTCTAGTCTACATCGAGGATGAGGTCTAAATATTATAGGACGGTCTGTATGTTTACGTATTTCGTCGTATGTATTTAAAAACCAATTACTCATGCGTGGCATATTTTTCCACTGTAGACTTTTATCATGCTGACCGCATATTAAAATATATTTTCCGTCTGTGCGCCAGGGTTTTACTTCAAGTCCAAGTAAACGCTTACGGCTATCATCGTTATTACTATCGCCCCAATAAGCATCTCTATTGATTCCATTTAAGCCTACTTTCCATGTTGTTCCACGTTTTATTCCACCTACTTCAAGGACGATGGTGGGTTTGTTTTGACTCCAGATTTCCTTGTTTGGCGCCATTCTTCCATAAAACAATATGCTCCAGATAACATTAACATCGGCACTAGGATCATTATACACAACATCAATCCCGTGATGTATACAACCAGCAGCAAAAGCATCAAAAATAGGTCGACTATTACCTGCACCATAATCTGTCCATAAACTAAACTTCATTCCAGTATGTTTCATTCCTTTGTTGCACTAAGTCTTTTGTTAAACTTTTTCCTGTGTCTTTACGAGCTCCTTTAAGATGATCCATCCATCTACCTAGTTCGCAATTAATTAATGGATGTCCACCGCCTCCTGTTACTGCGCCTTTTAGTATCATATCTTCAGTATAGTCTAATACATTTGGATTTTCAACTTTCATTTTATTTAAAATATCACCAAAAACAAAACTGTCATGCCATTCGTCTAATAAAAAGATTCCGTTTTCTGCTTCTTCGTATACTCGTTCAAATTCTGTCATAAATTTTTTACATACTGTATTGTTGACATTAAGTCCGTAAAAACCACATTCTGGCCATGTTGCTGAGCCTTTACCTCTACCAACATATGTAATCCATTTATCGTTTGGTAGTAATTCTGCAAACTGTTCGTAACTCCACGGACTATGAATAAACGTATCGGCATCCATCCATATACACCAGTCCTTAGAGCGTCTTACAGCGTCATACACAGCATATGTTTTGTTAGCAAAGCGTACAGCGTCCCACTTAAATTCTTTATGATAATCGCGTGGTCTACGCTCTGGCCACGGACACTTTCCATTTGCTTTTGGAATATCTCCCCAGGTTGCTTTAAATCTATTAAGATCAGGTAGTGCTTCAAATGTATCTAAAATTTGTATTTGATTTGGATCAGGGTTAGTTGGACTACAACTTTCTGCGTATACAACTAACTTAATACGTTTATCAACCTGTTGTGCAAAGCTATCTAAAAAACGTTGACCGTATTTTTCTAAACCTGGTTGATGAAATGTTGTTAATACTAAAATTTCCATTATATAAATTCCCTCATATGTTTCCAGCATGCTCCAGATCTTAATTCTTCAAAAGTCCAATGGAACATACTAATTCTTTTAAGCCATTGTTGTCTATCAAATCTATCCGGATGTTCAATTTTACTAAAGTCTGTATTTACAACTTCTTTACATTGGCTGTCATTTGGATCTGTTAAAAAGCAATGATATCCTTTAATTATTGGTCCTACAGCGGCACTACTATTATGATTAACTACAGCCCATGCTCCTTGTAAATCTTTATCTAATGATCTTCCTGGTGGACTTAATTCTACGTTAGAAAAATGTTCTAACGGATGTCCTGGTCTTTTTGCTAGGTAGTCTACAGCTAATTTGTCTCCAGGGTGACTTCTTATAATAATTTTTCTATCAGTGTGTGATTGAATAAGCCTAATAGTATCTTGCATCCATTGAACAATATCATATCCTTTCATACTCCAACCACCTTGTCGTTGGCACATTAATACAATATGGTTACCGTAGTTAGTATAATCAGATAATGGTAATCCTAGTGTCTTAGAAATGTTGCGCCACCGTTTTTCGTTTATTGTTGTATCACAGTATGTTCCTGTTGTTGGAAATATACCATCAAAACTATATCTTAAATATCCTTTGGTGTTCTTTGGGTCGTGAAATAGAAAAAGATTAGCGTCAGCTGTAATTGTATGCTTACCATATTCTTTTTGTGTTCTAATTACATTGTTTCGTAAACGTAAATGCGGAGTTGTTATTTTATCATACACCCAACCTTGTATCATGCCAGCATCACATTCTATCAAGTTTTCTTGTGTATGTACAATTCCGTTGTCGCCTGCTTGTCGCACTCCTTCAGCAAAGTCAAACAATAGTTGTTCTTTTTGAGGGTTAATGTTCTTGCCTGGAACAGATTTTAAATAACTAACTACCTTCATTGACTATGCTCCAAGCATACCCAGAACGTAATTCATTAGGAGTAAATTGACAGTAAGATAAATGCCTAGCAAATGCATGTACTTCATCTAAACTTGGACGATTTAAATCTTCAACCGCGTCAAGACTATTATTACATAATAAACTAGCAGCGTTAGGTGCTAATGCAATAGCTGGTGTTCCAACTAATAATGCTTCTGTAGCAGCAATACTGTTAAACGTAACAAGACAATGTGCTTCTTGTAGTGCGTCCCATATAGTATTTTGTGTTACTCGTTCTCTTCTAGAAGGTTTTAGTCTTACTTTAATTTCTCTATCAGTATGTTTTTTAAGTTCTTCTAATGTAGAGCTCATCCATTCATCAACATCTTTTCCATAAAACTTCATTACTTTTGCACTAGGAGGACAAATTAAAATATAACTTCCTCGTTTAAATTTGCTAGGACGCCAGCCAAGTCTAGATAATCTATCATCAGGACGTTCTATAATTGGTCCTAAATTTTGTAAATTATTTTTTGTAACTCTGTGATAGTCTTTTCTTGTAGTCCATACAGGTTGCATATATCCTGTATCTATAGCATAAAAGTCTCTACTATTTTCTCGACAAAACTTAATTGCTTTTTGTCCGCCTCCTCCTAAGCCTCTAATAACTAGAGCATTTTGAGTTTTTGATTCTCTATCAAAATCACTTAATACACCTCCACTGCCTAGTATAAAGTCTTCGCAGAAAGGATCATATGCTAACCCTTTCGACTTTACGCCTAATTTATTAAAATCAGGCATGTTAATTGCTGCAACTTTAATTCCCATTGCATCCTCCTTTAGTCTTTGTATGTTAGACTTAGTTTCTTTGTATACTATTTCACTAGGATCTACTAATTCCTGTAAAGTATATTCTAGTAATTTTTTAGCATGAGAACTAAGGGTTAAATCTTCAACGCCAACTTTTTGTAATCCTCTTCGCTCTTCTTTTTTTTCTAATTTCTTAACAAGGGTATCTAAATAATCTGCTTGCACACTTACCCAATCTAATGCATATTCACAGTCTTTCATATGATCAAACCAGGGGCCGCCTTCAGTATAATGTAGTGCTTTGGGGATTCCGTCTGCAGGCTGTTTATACCAACCTACTAACCAATTCCATTCGTGTGTCACTTGTCCTACAAGATTATCAGGTAACCAACTGAATCTATGTAGATATGCTCCAGTAGTATCTTTATGATTAATTAAGTCTAGTGTTACTGCTTTATTTGATTTATGACCACAATTCCAAAGTACCATACTTGACCAATTTTTTCTTGGATAAGGTAACTGGGCTTGTCCGTCCATTTTTTCACCTTCTCGAGGAGTATAATCATGATGGGCACACATTACTGCATACTTGTTATTAGCAAGAGAAAATAATTTTGCAACGTCTTCTTTAAATACAAAATCACAATCAATAAACAACGCCCACCCACTATAGTCTGTTAAGAATGGTACCATAAATCTACTAAACGTAAACTCAGTAGAACCAAGTTTATCTTCTTCACGCCAGTACCAATTTTGACTACGTAACTTATCTAATTTTAACGGAATAATTTCTACAGGTACAGATGCTGTTTGTAGTATACTTTGTTTACAAACTTCATAAGCTATATCTTCTCTACTATCATACCCTACAAAAATCTTTAATGGTTTAATCTCTTCGTTCAATATCTTCCTCCACACATTTCTCCCCATACTGTACTTCTAGTATATGACAATGCTCATCAAAGGGGTTACTTGCCTTATGCCATACTTCACAACCTATATTATATCCATTAGTACACGCATCTAACGTTTTACTATCTTTACGATTATCGTATTCTGTATCTAATATACATTTTCCTTTTAATGTATACCAATGTTCTGATCTCTTAAAATGTCTTTGATCAGATAACGCAGATCCAGGTGTAATAACTAGTTCTTTTACTTTATAAGTTACTTTATCGTCAAGTACTCTATACCAGCCCCACTTACGAATTGTTTTTGGATTTTTCCATTCTTCTAAAATCCAACTGCTAGAGTTTTTCTTATCATCGCCGCCAACTCCGTAAACAAACTTAACCTTATCAGCATATGTTTTTTCTTCAGGGACTGCGCCTTGTGTTCTATCTCCACCATTAGCAAATATAATTTGATCTCTGCTAGATGTTGTACACATCAATTTAAAAATTGCTCCACAAGCAGTATCATCTGAGTCATCAAACGAAAGAACATCGTCTACCATTTCTAGTGCTCTAATAATTGCTAAACGTTCTTTGAACGGCATAAACGGTCTACCTTTTTTTCTAGTTAACCATTCGTCTGAATTTATTCCTACTATTAGCTCATCGCCAAGTTTTTTTGCTTCTTTAAAATATTCTAAATGTCCTGAATGAAGAGGATCAAATCCACCAGTGACTAAAACATATGTCATCTACCTAACCATCTCTTTGCTGCATCAATTGGATTGCGAAGGCCTTCGTATGTACTATCGATAAAACTAATGTGCTTGCTTAATTTTTCATCAAGTTTTACTTGATTACTTTCTATACGATCAAGTTGTTCTTTAAGTTTATCTATCTTCTGTATTATTAATATTTCATGCGGTTGCATATTACCATCCAAATATATAGTCTCTTCTTACGTTTGTAAGTTCTTTTGCCCCATGTTTCTTTAAAAACTCTCCTGCACAGTATTCTGTGTCTGCATGTTGTTCAACAATAACTATCGGTTTGTATTTTAATATAGTCTGTATTGCACCTTCTAAAATAGGAAGTTCGTGTCGTTCGCAATCTATTTTTACTAAGCCAAATTTAGGCACATCTAAATCGTCTAATCTTTTTACAGTAATATTTCCCGAACCAAATGTATCTTCGTCTACATGGCTATTGCCAGTGTTAACACTATCATATATCATATTAACAGTATTTTCTGTTTTACCTAGTGCATACTTGTTTATTGTAACAGGTAAATCTTTAATATTTAATTCTAAGCATTCAAGTACTTGCGGCATAGGTTCGTATGCAATTACTTGTTTAAATTTTTTAGTTAAGGGTCTTGCCCAAAATCCTACGTTTGCACCTATATCAAGTGCTACATCAAAGTCAGTAACATAGTTATATGCTGCATCTCTAACATCATCTTGATACTCTGCTGGTCCGCCTTGACTGATTCTTTTTGTAATCATTCTATAAAAGTGATTATCAGTATCCGGCATCCAATAATTATATACTTGTTTCATATTACACTTTCTCTAAGTACACGATATATTTTACAACAAATATTTCAGGTCCTTTTTTAATTTGTACCCAACGTTCAGTAATGTCTTCGCTAATTATTCTCCAACCAAGTTCTGTATTTTTACGCTCAAGAATAGCTTTCCACCACTCTGGTTTTTCAATTATTAGATGTGCATTTCGTCCATCACTAAGTTTTTTCTTTGCAGGGTGACAAGCTATAAGATGATATTGATATTTGTCTGCTATATTATATAGATTATTTAATACGCCTTCTAGTTGATCAGTTTCAATATGTTCTAGTACATCACTACTATAAACTAAGTCAGCTTTTTTTGGTAAATCTATAGGCGATGTTACAGGATCGTAATTATATACATTCATCTGTTCTTGCAGTTGAGTAAACGGCATACCTTTACCACACCCAAAATCTAAAATAGATGTTAATCCTTTTTCTGAAATTAACTTTTGTACACCTTGTGGGATATTTTTTGCAACTCCAAAGCCTTTTCTACTGTGTAAGCGTTGTAGTTCTTTTAGATATTTTTCTGAATGCATAAGACCTCTTTCATATATAATTATATATTACTTATCTCACACATTTTGGTTGTGGTTATTTAAAGGCTTGCGTCTTCCATACCTGCAACTCTTAGTTTAACTACGTTTGTAATTTGCCATTGCTTTTGATCAAGGCCTTTAAGTAATCCTAACCATTTATTACGCAATAGTGCAAACTCGTTAATAATCTTTTCGTAGTCAACTACATCTGCTTCACCATCTACGTATTTTTCAACGTCACGGCTTGATAAAGCTCGTTGATAGTTCTCGAGATATTTCTTAAAAAACGAACTACGCAACCTACGTAGTTCAATATTTAAATAGTTTAGTATTGCTTCTATTTCTTGTAGCTGATTAAAACGATGCTCAACGATACCGGGCATTTCTGCTGCGGCACGTTCAACATTGCCTTTTAATTTTACTTCTTGACGAGCATCTAATAACTCTTGTTCAAAGTGTTTTATAGCGTCAGGAATCTTAGAAACGTCTCTTGCTACTTCTGAATAAAATCCCATTAATGTTTCTCCATAAATGATAGTTCTCGTTTTTTTACTGTGTCAACGCCTTTAAATTTAAAAACCTGTTTTAAATTTTTGTTAAGTTGATGTTGAGTTTCAGTTGTTGAACGCAGTCCTACACAGTCCCAATCAATTAAAGTCCACTTGCCTTGATAGTCTAATACATTATCAGGTGTCCAGTCACCATGAGAGTAAGGAGCAGTTTCTTTTATAGAATCAATACAAAACTGTCTGAAACTTTCAACGAACTCTGGTGTATGTTCGTAGGGTGCCATTGATTTTCCTGGTAAAATTTTATAATCAAAAAAGTATGCATCTTTGCTAAAGTAGCCGTGTTGTATAAGATATCCTGGAAAAA